TGGTATGCCCCACTCTGATGCCTGCCTTATCGCTTGTCTGTGGACGTAGCTTCCTCTTAGCCTGTTAAGCTTCTCATGGAAGTCGTGAATCTCAAACACAACATCTACGGGGCGCCTATTTAGTATGTTGTTTACCCCCCATATCTCAACCCCGCATCCCTTGGGCGGACAGAGGCTCCAGCCTGGGCCAAGGCCGCTTATGAAAAGTTTCTCTTTCTTCTCGTTGTTAAACACAAACTCACCGCCAGCTTGGAAGTGTCCTATCATTATTCACCTCCTGGGCCGCGAATAATAGCGCCCTCTGTGTGCCGCCTGCTTACTCCCTCATCAACCTTGTTCCTGATAGGCGTTTTCACAAAACCCTGATACTCAGCGCTGTATAGGTACATGTTCTCTGGGTCAAGTTGCTTCACAAGGTCGTGTAAGCAGACTAGCTCCACGGTCATATCCAGCATCTTCCTCTGTAGGAAGTGTGAGTTTATGATGTCAAGGGTTGGCTCTGACATCCTAATGATCTCGAAGTTTGGATTGAGAAAGTCATTAGAATGTAGACTTATCGTCTTGTTCTCCTGGGTCCTTTTTCTCATTTAAACCTCTCTTTGTATCTGGTTCTGTAGGTAGCTACCCTTTTGTTAGCCGCAATCTCATGCTCATACTTTGGCTCTGGGTAGGGGTCAGCGTACATTTCGTCAATCTTGCGGACCATCTGGTCCCTTGTCTCTATGTATTCCTCCTTGCCCCGGTGGACCCTCTCAAGGTCGTTAACTATGCCGTTCATGTCGCGTATCCATTCAGCATCAGGCCTCTTGGTAAACACCGGGGAAATAAGCTTTTCCATGGGCCACTTACAGCTAGGACAGTCAAACGGACCATCATCGCTGATCCGGTGGAACACCTCCCTTATCTGCTTGCATGAGTGGCAAGCATAGTCGTATAGTGGCATTACCCCTTCCTCCCTGCCTTGTCCTGTACCTCTTTGGCAGCTTTCATGATTGAATTGAATACATGCTCTGATGCAGACAACCTCTCATCGGCTAGGCATTTACATGATACCCTTACCCTTGCCTTAATGTCTGTCCCCTCCGGGAGCAGAGAGGTAACCTGTACCTCATCACCGCACTTGTCACAGTAAACCCTTACAACTAAAGCCATAGAACCTCCTACTGTTGTAGTGTCGGCCCGGCTGCTCCCTGGTTGCCTGCTGAGTCTGCCTGGGCCTTTTTCATTTGGTTAACCGCAGCATTGTACTCGCTCTCATCCATATTGGCGATTTGCTGCACCATATCTATTACCTCTGGGGACACCCCAAGTGCCTCCATTCTCTTGAGGGCTTCACCAATAACCCCCATCTCCATCCTCTTGATAACCTCAAGTCTGTCGGGCCAATCCAGCCTAATCAATAGCTCTCGTATGTCTATACCACCTGAGGTAAATAGTTCCTTTGCCTCCTCCCTTATCTGCAGGTTAGAGACAGGCATGGTTGACCCAGAAACGAAACTAAAGTGGATGGGGAACAGTATGTCCTTACTGGTAAATGTCTCGGCTTCAATTACTCCAGCTTCTGTCTTGGAGAAGAACAGCCTGTCTTCGGTATACCAGTTCTGTGCATGTGACAGCCACATCCTTCCACGGTCACGAAGCATTCTGCCATATCCCCTGATCTTGCCACGCAACATAGTGTGCATAGACTCTATGATTGTAGCCACGGTCTTGTATGCCATCCTGCCCTTAGCAATACTAGGATCAGTCATATCAAACACCCCAGAGATTTTATCGAACAACTCTCTGTAGATGTTTAATATATTCTCAATATCCCTCTGCGGTGGAGGGGGTTTCATGAATCCAAGAGCACCAGCAACTACATGATTTTTCGGACGAACAACCTGGGCAACTTGATTTGTAAAATGAGAATTCGGAATACCAGAATCCTTTGGATTTATCACAGGGCTCCGTACCGCTTTGTCTTTCATTATATTCAGTTGGCTTAGGCATTTGTCTATCTCGAAGTTTAGGGCCTCAAATTGTTCGATGCTGCTAAACCCCCACGGGCTCACAACGTCCTTGTTTGATGGGGTTATGGAGAAGGGGAACTTATCCCAGAGATATGTTTGTGAAGCTTGCTCTGGGGGCAGCAACGGGTTAATGCTTGGGTTCTTCCTGTCGCTCAGCACAACGTCACCCATGTTGCATGTAGTGATGCACCTTATGTTTCCTGGGTACTTATAGCGATTCTCAAACTTGGCTTCATACTTGGAAACCATGCCAGTGCTATTGTCTACCTCTATCCTCTCAGGGGAGATCATTACCTTTTCCATGCTGTAGTCTTTTACCCAGAACTCAAGGATGAGTACCTCATCTCCCTTACCCATCATCTTTCCCACTGCCTCAACATTGCCACTGAAAGAGGCATGATCCACGCCGTAGTCTCCGGTCTCCCCAGGAACTGCGCGAGTGGTTCCACCATACACTTCGTGACGCCCCTCACCAAGTTGCTTCCTCCACTTGGTGTCTGCGGTAATGCGGTCAGCCATATCGGGCCAACGTCTGCGGGCCTGATTAACTGGCATAGTATAGTAATATAGTGCCGCCTCCCACTTCTGCGGGCGCTTCTCGTTCAGGGGCCAAAAGCCAAAGTAATGTGGGTCAACGGTTATTGTCTCTATCTCGCCTATACCGTTGTTTATTGAGGGATTGAACACTACCTTCTCCACAACACAGCCGCAAACCTCTGCGGTAAGTACGGAGTCGGCGTATACGTCTTGCTGCTCTGTCTCTGCCCACCAGTAAGTGGATGCCTTATTGACAGTCCTTGCAACCTCATCCTTCTCGGCATGGATGTCAAATGTTGGGTTCTGGTCGGTAAGGAGGTTGCATGTCCTGGTAACGTAAGTCCAGATCAGGTTGACAGTGGACAGCCGGGTGTTACCCTGAGACCTCCAGTGCCTAGCCCTGAATAGCTCGTAGTTCCTGAACCACTTGTTTGGAAGTTTCTTCTTGCTCTTGTCCTCTATGACTCTAGCAAGAATATTGAAGCAATGATGTCCCACTTTCTCGCTCCCCTCTTCGGGGATAATACATCGTATTGCCTTCTTCTCTTCCTTCTGTAGCGGCTCTTTTTCCTTGGTAGCGTAAGCCCCTTCCGAACCAGTCTTTTGTATTTCGTTAGGCATCCCTCTTCTCCATCTGTCTTACCCTGTTAAAGCACCTGATACCATCGGCGTACTTGTTACCCGGAGAGACCATTCTCCCGCACCCACATGGGCAGTTTCCAATAATGTCCCTAACATCAAACATCTTATGGTCAGATGTCATCAACAGGCTAGACTCTTCTGGTTGGTTGTTGTCAGCTTGGAGAAAAAGGTGTTGGTCACCTTCCTCATGGGCAGCATGCGGACATACGAAGTATTGTGCCGTTTCGTTTGCCCCCGGCATATACCATCCTTCACAGCCCGGATGGGGGTGGAACATGCTCCCCATTAGCGGGAGCGAAAGTTCTTCGGTATTCACATACCCCACCCTATCTCGACACTGAACGCATATAACATCAATCTTAGCCGGGATGGTGTCATCAACCTCTTCCTCCACTATCTCGTTCATCTCTTCCCAGTAAATCTGATACGGCGGTGCTTTTCTCATGTCTGGTAACCTCTAAGTTGTTTTGCCCTTAGCTCCTCAGGGGAACTAATCTCCCCATCATCCATCTTCTTAGCCAACTCATCAAGGGCCTCATCGCTAAAGTCTGCAGGGAACTCAAGTCCTCCATCTCCAGGATTACTTAGCGCCCTATCAAAGTAATCTTCGCCTACCTCATGGGGGATGAATTCCTCCTGGGTGTCCTTGGGAAAGAACCTCCCCGTGTCTGGGCTTGAGTATCTTGACCCAAGCCATGCCCCCAAGAAAAGAAATAGCCCACCAATAGCAAAGCCAGCTATGAAGCTGGCGAAGCAGGTAACTAAAACTGTTGTAATCTCTACCATCTGTAATCATCCTCCGGTTCCCTGACAGGGTAGCTGTTCATGCGGTAGAACTCGTTGACATATTCTTCGTGGTGATCTTCGTATTCTCCGCCTGGTTCCTCTAACCTGTCTGACCATTTTTGAAGTTCAGTCTTTGGCTTTTCCTTCATGACCTCTGGGTCATACTCGGCGAAAGCCAGCATGAGGGCGTCTGCAAAGTCGGGAGACTTAATACCCTCCCTCCTCATCTTCTCCTTAGTCCATATCGCTATCTTCTGACTGGAATTATACTCATACCTGAGACTTGATAGCTGCTCAACCAACTTTACCATTTCAGGTTTCTTTAGTTTATCAGCTATGGGCTTAAGTGAGATGCTCCCCTCTTCAAACCTTGTCCTTAAATCCCAGTAGTATTGAGCCCTTAGGTTGGCAAACTTTTCTGGATCAGTAGCCTTCCTACTAACATCTACTCCGGTAACGTTATGCCCCATCTCCCACAGCCTATCAACAACGCCGCCCCCTACTCCAGCCTCATCAATGTTGATGTCCCCTGCGTCCATGTAGTCAGTGAGGGCTGAAATCTTCCCGGCTGTCACCATGGTGCTTTGCCTGGGATATTGCCAAACAGCAACAACGGTAACCCCCCTGACCAGAACGAATACCGTCTTGTTCTCTCCGTACCTGGCAACATCAACTCCAGCCGTGTCAAACTTCTTTCTTGCTAAACGTTTAGGATAAGAGACAGTACGCTTCATTGCCTTGACTATCCAGTCTTTTGGTATCAGAGTGTAATCACTCTGTAGCGGGAATTCCCCCTGTACCCTAACCCTGTAAGTGTCAGAATCTACGCCGAATTCACTAGCCATCTGGCTAATGAACTTCCTGCTAACTATTGGTGAATCTTCGCAGTTAAACGTTAAGCATACCCATGGATCACCATTCCATAACTCATGGGAATTATAGAAGAAACCTATCGTCCTAGTTGGGTTGGAAGTCATAACACAACGGTTATTGTTCTCTGTGTCGGTCAGTGCGCCACGAACAACAGTGAACACTTCCTCTACCACACCGGAGGCCTCCTCAATGATGAACATCAGGTGCTCACCGTGGAAACCCTGTAGTGCTTCCGGTTTTTCTTTTCTTGCTGTCCTGGCAACTGCAAACCAGGTCTTGTCATGTTCCTTGTGATAGAACCTGTCACTGGTTACTACAAAAGCATCCTTGAAGAATGGATCGAGCTTGTTGTGCCACTTTGAAAGCTCTGACCATAGAACGTCCTTTAGCTGCGCTTCCGTTGGTGCAGTACAGGGACACTTTGAGTGCTCCCTGGTATACATCCACCACAGGATTATCCAGGCATCAAAGGCAGTCTTGCCAGTGCCGTGACCAGACTTTATACTAACATGTGTATTATTAGCTACTGCCTCCAGAGCCTTCTTTTGCTGGGGGGTTGGTTCTGCGCCCAACATTTCTATTACGAATAGGTAAGGATTGTTCGTGTACTGCGCCATCTTCCACCACCAATACTTGGAAGGATTCTGGCGCTTCATCTCCTCCTCTATCAGCGCTATCTCCAGATCGTCCAGCCTCTTGTCCATCTGTGATCTGTCGCTTTGACTCTTGGATTTGCTTTGCTCTTTCTGCAAGGACTTCAAATGGAACTCCTGTTACCTCAGCCAAGAGAATCTCTACCCTCTCTGAATACGTGAAATCTCCACGAAACTCTTGCTTCTTGACTTCGGTTAGATTTAGAATCTGGTTAGCCAGGTTGTTGGCATACCCAATATTGCCAAGCTCTATTGCCTCAAGAAGTATTGCCTTTTTAACTTGCCACGAAGCGCTATTGAGCATCTTCTTCAGGTGCTCAGGATTCCTGGCTGACATCAAAAGCTCATGCGCCTCACCAAGTACCTCCTTGGCCCTGACAGATTCCACCCTACTATAGGCAGTGTGTCCGCCATCCTTTCTCTGCTTCTTCGGGGTCTTTCGGCTGTACCCCCTCCATTTAGCCATTATGATTCCTTACGCCGTTGAGTTGTGAACGATAATCGCCGTGATATAGTTGTTGTCTCCAACTATGTCAACTGAGATGATAGCATCGTTGGTGCTATCGAGCGACTCAATATAAGCCTGGATAACAGCCATCGTAGCATCATTGTTCACCCCGCGAAGTCTCTTGACTATTGCGTTGTAAGCTGCCATGTCTACCTCCTACATTATTTTTAGAGTTATTCTCTTGAAGTCCTCTATGGTATCGTAGAAGGCATACCTTAGGGCTTCCATCACTTCATCCCTTGTGTACTTGGGGGTCATGAATCTTGGAGACCTCTTTTCTAGTAGACGTTTATCGAGAAATGATAGGAGGTCCTCGATAACCTCATCCTGGTCCTTCTCGTATATAACGTCTTCCCACTGGCTACCAACAAAGGTCTTTATGCTTTTAATTATCGCAAACCTTAGGCTCATTACTTCACCTCCACTATGAGGTCCCACAGTGGCAGCAGATCAACGGTAAGTTCCTTCCTTCCCTCCATTCCCATGAGTATCTCAACGAGTATGGCTTTACCCCTGCCACCAATGTCTATGTCTGCGTCTTCAACCTTCTCGTCCCAGACAAGCATTGAACCTACTGATCTTATTTTGTATTTTTTGAAATCCTCCTCACTAATACCTCCAGCATCGGTCATTTCCTTAACCACCCTGAGGTCGATCAAGGCGCCTTTGTAACCCTGAAGTAAACCAAGAATCTTTATTCTTTCTCCTACACTTAACTTCATAAAACCTCCTTAGCTCAGTAGTGATCCTGCGAACCAGGTGTAATTCCAGCCACCAAGAACATAGGATTGGGCATCAGCACCGCCATTTTGTCTCCACCTAAAATAGGCTACGTCATTGGCATCCATGTCGGTAATAGTGGTGAACATAAAGGGCCAGAAGTTAACGTCTGCACTGAAGTTTGGATCAAAACTTTGATAGTAAACCCTATTACTTGTAACAAAACTTACCTGGTAGTTTGATGCACCAGTGTCTATTGAAGCAATACTTATACACCCAGTGAACATATATTTACCGTCAACTGGGGCAACAAATCTGAAGTTAGTAACTGCATCGAAGTTTGCTCCAACGTCAT